AGGAAAACTGATAACGTGATAGATGCTACTAATATAGCTGACCTAGATATAAATAAAGACGAACAAAATGAATCTATAGGCCAGTGGCTAGCCAATCAAATTCTATTGGTTGAAGGAGGAGCTTATGGTCATATGTCACACCCATTTGATGATAAAGGTTTAACTTTTGGAGACTTCAAAAAAATTATAGAATTATCACTACAAGGAAACCTTGACCTAGAAAAAGCAGCAACAGAAAAAACAGACGGACAAAACTTATTTATCACTTGGAACAATGGATTAAGGGCAGCAAGAAATACTGGAGACATTAAAAAAGGAGGAGTAGATTCTAAGGCAATTGCAAAAAAGTTTGCAGGTAGAGGTAATATAGAAAAGGCTTTTAATTACGCAATGAACGACCTATCAAAGGCTATTGGTAGTATAAATGATAAACAAAGAAAAATGATATTTGATGACGGTAATAACTGGGTAAATATGGAAATCATGTATCCTGCATCTGCAAATGTAATTACTTATGATGCACCAAATTTACAATTTCATAACGTATTACAATATAAAGATGGAAAAGCAATAGGTACTGTATCTGATGGAGCTAGAATTTTAGCAGGAATGATAAGGCAGGTAGATGCAAACGTACAAAAGAATTATAGTGTAATTGGTCCAAAGATATTAAGTGTTAAACCTCACCAAGACTTTGGCCAAAAAAGACCTTACTTTGTTGCCAAGCTTAATAAACTTATGAAAAAATATAATATGAAGGATTCAAATACCTTCGGCGAATATCACCAAGCATGGTGGGAAGATTATGTTGAAAAAAGATTAGGTGCAGTTGATAATACTATAAAAATAGGATTGGTTAAGAGATGGGCATTTTTTGATAAATCATTTAGATTAAATTCAAAAACAATAGAAGATAAAAAGGTTTTAGAAAAAGCAATTAAGATAGATAAGCAAAAACACGATGCTCAGGTAAAGAAAAATATGTTGCCGTTTGAAACTTTATTTTTTGAATTAGGGGCAGAGGTTCTAAAAAATGCAGAAGGCTTCTTAGCAGCTAATCCTGATAAGGCAGTACAAAATATAAGAAAACAAGTAGCAAAGGCTATTAGTGACGTTAGAAAAGGTGGAGACCTTAAAAAATTAAATAAACTAACTCAACAATTAAATAAAATAAATTCTATTGGTGGATTCAAAACTATAGTTCCATCTGAAGGAATTGTGTTTATATACAAAGGAAATACTTACAAATTAACAGGAGCGTTTGCGCCAGTAAACCAAATTACTGGTATGATGACATTCTAAGGAGAAAAGGTTATGAAAAAATATATTCCAGAACATAAGGTTCAAAGGATGAGAAACTTAATTACAAAAAAGTTTAATGATAAGACAAAAATACAGATAGGGTATGGAAAACATGATGGAGAACATAAAGAAGGAGATATTTGGGTAGAAGGAAAAACAACCTGGACAATAAAGGATGGAATAATTCAAAATATTACCAAACTTGATTCTGCTAGAAAATCATATTTAATGCCGTTAATTTGCCCAAAGTGTAAGTCTAAGCGAATGAAGGGAACTTTAGATAAAATGTTTTGGAGATTATATGGAGAATGTAGTAAGTGTAGGTTATCATATGAAACAAGCCTAAAACTTAAGCGTGAAAAAGATGAAAATAACACTGAATGGGGAGACTATGTCTCTAAAATTAAAAGGTCTAACTATAAAACTTGGATTAAGAATATGTATGAAGTTGCTGAAGAATTTATTTCAAGCACCAATAGAAGAGGATACATAACAGAGGCCGGAAAAATAGAAGATTGGTCAAAACAGGACAAGACTAGTGTTGCAAACACAATTAGAGAAAATGCTAAAAATATAGAAAAAGATTTAGATAAAAAGTTTGAAACTTACGAAAAAGAGATGAATAAAGAATAAATAACTGATATTTATTATCAGTATTTATTATATACGGGAATAATATGGCACGATTAACTAACGAACAACTTCACAGCGAAATTAAGCTTGTTAAACAAGACGTTTCTCATATAAAGGAAAATCAAGCAAAAATGCAAGAGGACCTTACTATGATAAAAAAGACTCTTCTTGGTCCTGATGATGGAACAATTTCACGAGTAAATAAAAATACAGAGTTTAGAAAAACAACTGGAAAAGTTTTGTGGTCTATTTGGATAGCTCTTATAGGTATAATTGGAAAGATAATATTTTGGGATTAAAAATGAATATAGATGAAATAATAAAAGAAACTGTGTTGGATGAATTATTAGAAACAATAACAAGAAGATTTTCTAAAGCAGTAGAGGCATATCAAAAAATACAATTAAAGCAACAACAACTTAGAAAAAAGTTTGTTGGTGAAAAAGACCCAAAGAAAAAAGAAAAACTAAAGGACGCTTTAATAAAACTTCATAAAGAAGTACAAAGGGCAGAATCAGACTTTAACGCTGCATTAAAAGGCGAACCTGTTGGCGATGACTTAATGGAAAAAAGTAAAGGTCTATGGGCAAACATACATGCTAAGAGAAAAAGAGGTGAAGCTCCTGCTAGAAAAGGCAGTAAAGCGTATAAAAAAGCCAAGAAAGCTGCAGATGATATAAATAAATCTGAAGGTAAATTAAACGAAAATTTCAAAAAGAATATAATAAAGGCAAAAACTATGAAGGATATTAAAAAGATATATCCTAAAGCCGTTAAACCAAGAAGCGTACATGGTGCAGTATTTTATGTAGAATTAGAAAAAGACCTTTGGGCTAAATGCTTTTCTACAAATTCAATGCGATCCATAGAGCCATTTAATGTTGAAGCAATATACAAAATGAAAGGTAAAAAACAGACTTTTCTATGGAAAGAAGGTAAATTAAATGAAGACGTATTTAAGTCGTTTTTAGCAGACGACCCATCGTTTAAGCTCCACACAGCAAAAAATACAGATAAACGAAAATCTGTACAAGCTAGAAAAACAGATAAGACTTGGGATGATGGAGTACCTGTCCTAAAGTATATTGCAAGAGCACCAAAAAAAGATGCGCCATTACCAAAAGGCTCATTTAAGATTATAGAGGATAATAAATATGGGTGGTGGTATTATCAGGTTGGCAGAACTTGGTATGGAATCCAACAAAAAGATTATGGTACTCCCCCATTTGAATATTAAAAATTAAGGAGAAAAAGTTATGGGTATATTAACAAATCTGTTTTCTGGCGGAGCAGCCGATTTAGTAAAAAATGTAGGTGGAGTTTTAGACGACTTAACAACTACAAAAGAAGAAAAACTACAAGCAGAACAAAAAATTAAACAATTGGTTTCTGATTATGAAACTAAAATGGAACAGAATATTACTGATCGTTGGTCAGCAGATATGAATTCTGATTCTTGGTTATCTAAGAACGTACGACCATTAGTACTTATATTTCTAGTTGTATGTACTGTTCTTATGATATTTGTAGACGCAGGTTCTATTAAATTTGAAGTAAAAGACACTTGGGTAGACTTATTACAGTTAGTTCTTATTACAGTAATTGGTGCTTATTTTGGTGGAAGAAGTTTCGAAAAGAGTAAGAAGATAAAGAACTAAAATTGTCTTGAAAATATATTTATATATATGAAGAAGACGAAGTCTATCAAAAATATAATACGTGAAGAATATCTAAAGTGTGTTAAGGACCCGGTATACTTTATGAAAAAGTATTGCCAAATTCAACATCCTACTAGAGGAAGGATTCCATTTGATTTATACAAATTTCAAGAAAGAACTCTAGAACAATTTCAACACAACGACTATAATATTATCTTAAAGTCAAGGCAGCTAGGAATATCTACAATTTCTGCAGGATATTCTTTATGGCTCATGTTATTTCATGAAGATAAAAATGTACTAGTAATTGCAACTAAGCAAGATGTAGCGAAAAACCTGGTTACAAAGGTAAGGGAAATGCACATGTATCTTCCTAGTTGGTTAAAGGGTACAACTGTTGAAGACAACAAACTTTCGCTAAGATTCAAGAATGGTTCTCAAATAAAGGCTGTTTCAAGTTCTGGTGATGCTGGTAGATCGGAAGCGTTATCACTACTAGTAATTGATGAAGCAGCATTTATTGATAAAATAGAAGAGATTTGGGCATCGGCTCAACAAACGCTGGCAACTGGTGGTAAATGTATAGCTCTTTCAACACCAAACGGGGTAGGGAACTGGTTCCATAAAACGTGGGTAAAGGCAGAAGAAGGCACAAACAATTTTAATACTATAAGATTACATTGGTCAGTTCACCCTGAAAGAGACCAACCATGGAGAGATGAACAAGATGAATTACTAGGACCAAAAATGGCAGCACAAGAATGTGATTGTGACTTTGTTTCATCTGGCCATAATGTTGTCGATCCAACAATAATAGAATGGTATTTTTCAACTCACGCACAAGACCCAATAGAGACTAGAGGATTTGATGGAAATTATTGGATTTGGGAAAATTGTAATTACAATAAAGATTATATGGTAGTAGCTGACGTTGCAAGAGGTGATGGTAGTGACTTCTCAACCTTTCAGGTAGTTGATGTAGAAAATGTTACGCAAGTAGCTGAATATAGAGGACAACTTACACCAAAAGACTTTGGAAACATGTTAGTTTCTGTTGCTACTGAATATAATGACGCATTATTAGTAATAGAAAACGCCAGTGTAGGTTTTGGAGCAATTCAAAGCGCAATAGACAGAGACTATAAAAATTTATATTATACGTACAAGCAAGATGGCATCGTTGATGCAACAACGCAGTTAACTAAAGGTTATGACTTAAAGGATAAATCACAAATGACTCCAGGATTTACAACATCATCAA